CTTTATACCAACTTAAACAATGGTACTAAGCTAGGAGCAGATGGTCGTTCTATGACTGCTGCTAATGTTGCTGCCATTATTTCTAATGCCAAGGCAAATAAGTTTGGTAACCAGCTTTATATTAACCACCACCCTAATGCTGTTGCTGCCCTTGCTTCAGAAGCAGCAACAGTACATAGCACAGCAGGTGGTGAACTTACATCTGGATGGAGCGTAGACTTGCTGAAGAATTTCTACAGCGGTCTTAAGCCAATTAACGGTGTCAGTATTTTTGAAGACGGAAATATTGACAAAGTTTCTGATGTTGACTCTGGTATTGGTGTTATAGCTGATAAGTCTGCTATGGCTGCTCTTACCAGTATGGATACAAGGACAGAGCGACAGAGGGATGCTTCCCTCAGGGCTACGGAAGTCGTGATGACGGCTGACTATGGTGTATTTGAACTTGACGATACCCGTGGTGCAGGCGTTATATTTGAAATTGGCGATCTAGCTACTTCCTAATAGGAATAACAAATGGCAGGGATAACTGAGCGTAATCAGCAAAAATTAGAGTTAGTCAATCAAGGCTTCTCTATGCGATACATAGATGAGTGGCAGCCTAAAGCTACTCTATATAGGCATAAGCCTAGCTACACTGTTGATGGTGAGATATCTGAGGAAGTTGGATCAATCACAGCAGGAGTTCCGGGCAATCCAGACTATGTATTGCGTAAGGCTAAGATCGGTTTATTCCCCTGGAAGCCAAGCAATGAGTGTGAATGTCGGTGGTGTATTGCTACCGACTGGGGTGTAAAAGAACCAGAAGAGGCAGTTGTAACGATTGACCGTGGCTCCTCTTCTGGTAAAAAATAACGGTTGGTCGCAGGGGAAAACCCTGTAAATAAGTAACCTTTAAGGAGGTTAGATATGTCGTTCCCACAGACAATAATGGGAAAATATGGTTGGGAGAAAACAGAAACTTCTAGCCAAAAACATGTTCTTGGCTCTCGTATGACATTACCTGACGGACGAGTTTACAGATATGTAGAAACTGCAGGAAGTGATATTGCTGGTGGTGCAGTTGTTCAGGCTGCTGCAGGAACTGCTGCTCACGACCAAGACCTAATTGTAGTTGCAGCTTCTGCTGGTGCTACAACTGTAACTATAAATACATCTGGTACTTACACAAAGGACCAGTACAAAGATGGTTACATGCACATTAACTCTGGAACAGGAGCAGGTGAGGTATATAGAATTAAATCTAATACTGCTGTTTCTGGTGCAACAGGTATGGTATTAACGCTTGACGAAGAAGATGGACTTGCAACTGCTTTGACAGCAGGTGCAAGCAACTGTGAAGTTGGATTGTCTACTAACCCATATAAAGATGTAATCATTTCACCTACTACAGTAACAAACGTAGCTGTAGGTGTAGCCCCAACACTCCTAACAGCCGATTATTACGGCTGGATTCAAACTTGGGGTCCAGCAGCTGTGTTAGCTAATGCAGCTGGTGTTCTTGGACAACATGTTAGAGTGGGTGGAGCCTCTACTGCAGGTGGTACAGAAGATATGGACTTTGATGGAAGCAACGAAAATGAACAGCTTATTGGTGTTCAGATGTTGATTGCTTCTGCTGCTGCAGATTACGCTTTAGTGTTCTTGCAAATATCACCATAAGTGGCTATAGAACTCTGGACTCCTCAAGGCTCCAGTCTTGTTTCCTCTGATATAGGAGGTAACAATGCTGAGACTGGGGAGTCCGTAACTATCCACACCTTTCATTTCCATGATAAGGAAAGTGGAAGAAAGTCTGTAATAAAGATTCCTGTAGACTCATCGGTCTCTCAGGCTCATATAGAAGATATGGCTGCTCAGGCACTAGAGAGTTGGATTTTAGAAATAAGAACTGATGGTAAGAAAAAGAGTCCAACACCTGAGCAGAGAAAAGAAGCTGGAAAGGCTATTCGTGAATTTAGAGAATATGCTTTTAGACGAAGAGAGAGTACGAACAATAAAGTCTATTACAAGGGGACTGAATTATGACTAGTGAAAACGGGGCTATCATGCCCACAACTGAAGATATCAATGCAGTTCTGAACAGTAATCCTACTGCTCAACTTCAGTTACAGATACAGATGCTTTCCCGAACAGTTAAGGAAAGAGATGAGAAGATTGCTGAACTGGAAAGTGAGATAAATGAACTTCACTTTAAGAGCAATAACAAGGGTTCAGTTGATAAACTAGAGAAAACAACAGCCTAGTGGGAGTGATGCGTGGTTATACAGAAACGAACTCGTCAGGAGATACGTCAGTCCGTAGGCTATAACCTTGGCGCACTCCATGTAGGTGCTGCTACTTCTACTCCTGGTTCTAATGGTGAAACTACCCTACTCGATACTATTCTGTTTGGTGGCAATGACATCTATAACGGCAGATATATCTGGTTCTATAACGATGTCGGGCAGTCTACGAACAGAGAGGTAGAGCGCAGGGTCTCCGACTATGCTACTGGTGGGACTCTCACGATACAGGCTGCTCCAGCTACCACTACTGATGAAGATAAGTATGAGATGTGGGATGGGTATTCACCCACCCTGATCAATGAGTTCATCAATCAGGCAATACTCGATGTGACTGGTCAGGTCTATGACCCATTAGAGAGTTTGAGTTTACACTCAAATGGATATGACTCCCGATTCGATCTGCCATCTGACTTTGCTATGGTCAACAAGATTCAGATGCGAGACAAGATGCAGTGGGCTAGTCTTCATACCTGCGGTACTGCCTTTGATGGTGCTGCTGTCTCAAATTTCACATCTTCTGTAGATACTGAGGATAAGAAGCAAGGTACTGGATCGGTTAAGTTTAAGCTAGATGACAGTGCAGGCGTTGCTGCTGGAGCAATTCTTACAACAGATATATCCTCTAAAGATATTAGTAAATACGATTATCTAGAGTTCTGGATAAAATCTTCTATTGCCACATCTTCAGCTAATCTAAAGATATCTTTAGATAATACGGCTAACTGTGTATCACCACTAGAAACTCTTGATATCCCTGCATTATCGGCTGATACATGGACTTATGTCAGACTGCAGCTAAGTACACCAGAACTAGATACAGCGATTATATCTATAGGTCTAGAGCAAGATGTAGATATAGGCGGTGGTGCTGCTTACTATCTCTGGCTGGATGATATTAAGGTAGTTGCTAACAACACCATTACATGGGAAGACGTACCCAGCCAGCTATGGAGAGTTGATAAGGCAGCTCAGGATATTGTTTTCACGACTGATGGTGTGAGCTACATGGGGTATAAACTCCTCAAGATCAAGGGCGGAGATAAGCCTGCTCTCCTAACATCTGACTCTGCTACTTCTGAGATAGATGATGGCTATGTAATCAACAAGGCTACAGCCTTGGCTCTGTCTTCACAGTCTGGAAGTCCTGCAACTGATCCAGATGCAAGAAGACAACAGGCAACATTCTATTTTGGTATGTCTGAGCAGAACAAGAGAGCCTTCCCATTCCTTACTAACGTAAGGACGGCATCCTAGTGGCTACAGTCATAGAGACAAATGAAGTATCTATCAATGATGTCTTCTATCCTACAACCAGACCAGTACAGGCAGTACTGGCTTCTCTCTATCCACCAAAGGTAACCATTGGTGATACATCTAGAGACTCCCAGTCCCGTGCATCTGTAATCTCATGGGCTGACTGGCGTGGTGGTCTTGGCATAGAGAGAATGGAAGGAGCTGTAGATGTAGATAAGACATGGTGGTCTACAGCACAGCTCAGGTACAAGAGACATCTTGTCCTTCCACCTCTGGCTAATAAGACAGGGGCAGACGGTACTCTCGCTTCCACGGCACATGCAATTTCAGGTCTTTCTTCTGCTGTCATAGGTGAGTTGGACGATACGATATATGCTGCCTGTGATAACAAGGTTCTCAAGTATGTATCAGCTACAGATGTGTGGTCAGTTGCAGATACATTACCTGCCAATGCCACGGATACTATTACTGTTAATCTTAGCGGCACTACATATATTATCTTTGCCTACACAACTGGTTACGCATATAGCACCAATATGTCTGGGGCTATGACTGATGATAGTACCCATGCAGCCAAGTACCTTGCATGGTGGGACAATAAGCTATATTTCATTAGTAACGCAGGACAGCTATATCATGTGACTGCACCTAATGCATCACCTACTACGGATGCGCTACTGCCAGTACCTGTAGGACATGTGACGGACCTGTTTACAGCCAGAAATTCTTCTGGGAACTCTATTCTTTATGCCTCTACTAAGGTAGGACTATTTGCCCATGACGCTTCTAATACAAAGTGGGTAGAAACAGAGGTGGACTTTCCATTTCATCCGTTTAACGGTATAGGAACAAGAAAGTGGAGAGATTCAGTATATTTCCCAGCAGGACTGGGTATATATAAGTATATAAACGGTACTAATAATGCTGTCATAACTACAGTAGGACCAGATAAGGATGACGGATTACCCTCTGAAGCAAGAGGTACTATCAAGAGACTTGACGCATCACATAATGAACTGCTTGCTATGGTTGATGCTACTACTGCACCAGTTGTTGCCTCTACTGCATTAACAGGAAACTTCCAGTGGAGTGCCGTACAGCATGGACATGGCTCTCCTGTAATGCCTGCCGATACAGGAACAAGCGGTATCTATGGCTATAACGAGATAGGCTGGCAGACAAAATGGTATGCACACGATACAGGTAAGCCCATACTGGATACCCATGTCAGCAATGCACATGGTGATTACAGGCTATGGTGGGTATTTGATAATGATATCTACAACATGAAGATAGCTTCAGACATTATTAATCCATCTCAGCTCGCTGACTTTGAGTATGCCAAGTCAGCAGTGCATTACACTCCCTGGTTTGATGCAGGGCAGGTAGAGGTAGATAAGCTGGCACTCAGGCTCAAGGTAGAAGCCAGTGATCTTAGCAGTAATGAGAAGCTAACAATAGAATATGAATTAGATCATGCAGAAAATTCTCTGTCCATACAGTCAGGAGATACCGAGGTAACATCGACCACCATGGGGGCTGTGAAGGGCGTACAGACGTTTAGCTTCGGTGATAGTGCCTCAGTACTCAACGGTACTACATTCAGGGCTATACGCTTTAAGATAACTCTTAACAGGGAAGATGCAGATACTGATGCAGCCAAGCTGTTATCTCCTGATTTGATCTCTCTTACTTTTGAGTATCGTAAAAAGCTAGAACCCAAGTGGGGACATACGGTAACTGTGGACTTCTCCAATGACTACAGGGATAAGACTCCACAGGAATTAAGAAGTAATCTTATTACTGCTATAGAGAATAGGCAGTTAGTTGAGTTTACATTCCGAGATGATGCAGGTGGTACAAGAAACTACTATGTGGATATTGCCTCTGCATCTGGACTTGAGTATACAGGGTATGACGAGAGGGGACAGTCACAGATACTGCTGGTAGAGCCGTGACGACCCAAGCAATTCAGGATATGCCTGCCTCTTGGGAAGGATCAGAGCCTGAATGGATTACATATAATGTACTTGTACAGCTAGGTAAGGTTCCTGATGAGGATTTTACCTATCAGTCTCCATTGATGGGAGGAAGACTGGAGAAGGGTGGATCAATAGTTGACTTTGTATTTAAAGACCCACCTGATCTGGGCATAAATGTACAGGGAAACTATTATCACTACGGTATGGGAGTTGAAACTGCTACAAGAGATATACTAGCTCGTGTACAGTTGGCATCACTTGGTATGATATTAATATTCATAGACGAAAGTAGCTTAGAAGATGATCCTTTCTACTATGTGAGAGAGGCTCTCAGGTACAGGGATCATTCTAGGCTAGGGGGTAGGGGGCTTTAATGGCATATGACGACATTGTCCTGAAGGGATATGTATATGATGATGCAGGTGCTGGTATCGCAGGGGCTACAGTAAAGGTTTATGCTGGTGACTCTGCTGACACTGCAACATCTGGTTCATCATTAGCTGACACTACTACTGGTTCAGGCTCCGCAGTTGGCATGTGGACTATTACCTCTTCTAATAGTGCTACTGATGCCAGTAACAGGCTTGACGTAGAGATCACATCTTCTGGTGGCAGTTCTATAAGACGCATCAAGTACAGGGACTCTATACAGGTAGAGAATATAGATGCGGAGAAGATAATAGTAAGGGCAGTTGAAGCTGGTGATGCCGCAGTACATTTCTTTGCTGACGGTGCTGATGATGCAGGAGACTACTGGAGAATAAATGCTGGTGGAGGAGCAGGTAACTCTCATACGTTTGCCATAGGCTCAGACAAAGCCTCTGCAGGAACCATCATTGACTACATTACTATCACCAATGGTGCTAATGCAGCTGCCTCTAGCGTAACCGTGGGTGGCATTCTTGCTGTCACCACCACACTGGATGTAAATGGTACTGCTGACTTTGATGTCACTGATTTCGATATAGCCTCATCGGGAGACATTGACTTACTTAGTACCAACAATACAGCTGCATCTATCTATCTCCGTGAAAATGCAGGCACATCTGGAACTATCAAGATACATGCAGATCAGGGAACCTCTGTCACTGAGGGAGCTGAGTCTGTAAACATCCTCTCCGATGTTGGCGGTGTGGGTATACGCAGTACGGCTAACCTAGCCAACGCTGTAAACATACCAGTGGATGGTGGAACTACCTCTACCATGACCCTCTTCAATGACCAAGGTACAGCAGCTACAGAAGGGGCTGCTTCCATACAGTTACTGTCTGATGTCGGTGGTATCAATGTAAAGTCACGAC